AACCTTTGATTCAGGAGGTTAGTAAATAATGGCTCAGTCATTCCGTTTGTCTGAATTAGTAGGGCAAGATCGCCAGAAGGAGAGGCCAAAAGTACCTTTGGATGGTGGAACGGCTACTGAATACTCTATTACTGTTAATGATCCACAAATCAATCAAGGTCAATGGACGAATATTCCCTCTATTTACGGTGGAAAGGTCGTAAGTCAGGATGAAGCTATTAAAAGAGTTGTCGAAGCAAAAGGAGTAGATCCAGAGACCGGACGTAAATTAACACCGTTTGCGACTTTAGAGATGGCTGAAAAAGCCGCTCAAGAACGATCAGATATGTTAGGTAAAACACGTATCGATCAAAAGCCGATGAAGTTGTCTGATTTAATAGGGAAAGGCGGTAAAATGCCAAAAGAGACTCCCAAAGAGGGTTTTTCGTTTGGCGATCTGTTTACTGGCAGTGAGCGAAAAGAAGGCATATTTACTATTGATGGTAAAGAAATGACTACGGGTGAATTACCCGAGTTTGATATGCCTTTTGAATTTTCCAAACGTCAAGCTAAAACAGCCTTGGGTTTGTTAACCACGATGTCACCGCAAGGTCAATTGAATGTCATCAAAGAGCATTATCCTAAAATAAAATTCATTGAGGATAATAAAGGCAGTATCATTATCGATGCACGGGAAGAAGGCGGAAAAATCGGTGTAATGAATATGCCGGGCGTTTCGATGCGCGACATAATGCAAGTCGGGTTTCAAGTAGCATCGTATATGCCAGCCGTGGGGGCCGCTGGAATGGCCGCTAGAGGCGCTGGAGCAGTGGGTGCGGGTGCTGGGGTGCAATTGGCTGCAAGAGCAGGTATAGGTGCTGCCGCCGCCGCTGAAACTGCTATAGGCTTAGGTGAAGTCAGTGAGGAAATGGGTGGTGAAGCCGCTACTCCCGGCGAAGTAGGTTTAGCTGGTGCATTTGGGGCCGCAGGCGAATTGATCATGCCTGTAGTTAATTATGCCAAAACAGCCAAAGCAGCAAGGGATTCATTAAAAGAATCGCGCCAAGTGGGTGGTCCCTCATTAACGGCGCAAGAATTTGCCAGAGGCGAAAAGACTGCCGAGAAAGCAGGAATGGTTCTTTATCCCGCACAGAAATCATTAGATCCTTATGCCTTACACAAACAAGCATTTTTGGGCGAATTACCGACAACTGCGCGAAAGGCTAGAAATGCCTTACTTCGACAGAATGAATCGGTTGCAACATCGGTGGATGATTTCCTTGTCCGAATTGCACCTTTAACGGCAACAGCCGATGAAAATATCAGGTCCATTGCCGGTGATATTATCAAAAATGCTAAGTTAGCCAGAACCAATCAAACATCACCTGCATTCCAAAAAGCCTATGATATTAAAAAAGCCATTGATGTTGATCATGTTATTGCTAATTTAGATAAAGAACTGGATAAATACGGTGCGGGTGAAATCAGACGGCTATTAAAGAAAACAAAAGCCATTGTTAAAAGTGCAGCAAAACCTGTTAATGGTAAAAACATAGAGCGATTGCATAATGCCAAACGTAGTATTTGGTCTGAAATCGAACGCTATGAAACTAAGTCAGGAAAGGCTTTGACGCCGGAAATTAAAGCCAAATTAACGGATACCTACGGGAATGTTGTTCGAACATTACGAAATGAAGTGCCAGAATACGCTAGGGCGCTGGATGAATTTATCAGTTTGACGCCGGACATTACGCAATTGCAAAAAGGTAAAATTGGACAATTGGCGAAATTAAAAGATAGCCAATTGGATAATGTGACTAAGGTGATATTTGATGCCGGTGAAACAGATCCAGCATTACTACTCCAGACTAAAAAATACATTGAGGCAGAAAGCCCGAATGCGTGGAATATCATTTTAAGGCAAGAAGCGCAGAAGCGATTAAAAAATATTGATTTAGAGACAACAGAATTAATTCCTGGAAATTTGCCAGCCAAAATACAATCCGCTTTATTTGGGACCGGAAACAAAAGATCCATTTTTATGGATTCATTGAGTCAAGAACAGCGTTTGAATGCGTTTTTTATAGAAGACGGTTTGACGAGAGCGGCAAAAGGGCGTCCAGGTGGTTCGCCTACGGGTATTCGAAACATAATCACTCAAGAATTAAACGGCGTATTTAAAACTGTGATGACTTGGTTTCGCGATCCGTTTCACCGATTGGCGCAAACCGGTGATGATGCATCATTTAATACCGCCGCTAATAAATTAGCCAAGATAATGTTTGATCCAGATTGGACGCCCTTTCTTACTAAAGTAAGAAAAATGAAAGATATAAAAGACCAATATAAAGCCATGCTACAGTTAATGAATGATGTAGATAATAGCGAAAGCGAAGTGCCGAGATAATCCAAGATGATACTTATGAATTTATTTTGGAGAATAAAAAATGGGCTACTCGCCGATCCTTGGAAACCCAAAACCACAATATAGCGACAATAACGGACCACCTTATGTTGGTATGCGTTTATTTACGTATGCAGCGGGAACATCTACTAAATTAGCCTCTCAAACAGATTCCGGCGGTCTGACAGATAATACTAATCCGATTGTTTTCGGGGCAGACGGTTTTCCAGAAAGTGACGTAGGTATTTATGGGGATAATATTACTGCATATAAAGTAGTTGCCGCTCCCCCAGGGTCAGACGATCCACCAACATCACCGCTATGGACATTAGATAATTTATATCCAAATCAATTACTAGATCCCTGGACAGGCAAATTAACTGCCACAAGAACCAGCACAACTACATTTACAGTCGCAGGTGATCAAACAGCCTTATTCCATGAAGGCGTTAGACTTAAAACTACAGGTGGCGCTGATCGATATTCTACAGTTGCATCGTCCGCTTATACAGCCAGTACAGAAGTAACCGTACAAGATATTACCGATGGAAGCACGATCCCAGTGGTATCTACACTGCATGCATCCATGGACACAGTTTACCTTTCTATATTGCCAAATCATTTACCAATATTGAATGGTGTGGAATGGATTGTTACTGAAGAAATCAGTATTGCGTCTGCTTCTACGATTCCATCAAAGATAGTTATTAAAGCAGGTGGTCATTTAAACGTCACAGCGGCCTCTACTTTTTCAGGCCCAATATTAATTGAACCAGGTGGATTATTTACTCATGGTGCAGCAGTTATTTGTAGTTCGACTGTAACTGCTTTGGGATCTGATTCTTTTGCTGGAACCTCAACAATCAATTTCACTGGCAGTTTGAATGCTGGAGATTATAAACTATTTACGGGATCTGGTGCTGTAACAATCTCCGGTAATAGTCCAAAAAATCCTCTTTGGTGGGGAGCTGTAGGAGACGACAGCACAGACAGTACAACTGCAATACAGGCCGCGTTAAATCAAGTGAAAACCGACGGTGACTCAATTGTAATACCACCGGGCGTTTATAAAGTAACAGCGGCATTAACAACTGGGCCGTTAGATAATAAGAAAACAAGTATTATAGGTTACGGGGCGACATTAAAACAATACACTAATAGTGTTAATACTATCAATGTAAGGAATTCACGATGTAGTATTAAAGGAATAAAATTTGAGTCCGATACTGCCGTTACTGCTAGTTCTGGAGTTGGCGCAATAAGCATCTTGGATGTGAATGATGTAAGTGTATCAGAATGTATATTCAATAATATAAAGACAGTTGGTATATTACTAGAAACGGGTACTCAATTATGCACGGATATATCAATAAAAGGGAATCATTTCAATAAATGTTCAGCGACCGCTATTAATATAAATGGAGCAGATGCTGTAAATATAGTGCAAAGAGTTGCAATTGGGGGGAATACCTTTAACGCATCCGATTCTCCAATTGACTCACAAACTAGAGCGATACATTTAGTGGCAAATGTAACAGATGTCTCTATTGTGAATAACACAACATCAGGGACAGGAGTTATAGGGTACGCTACTGGATGGCGCGATTGTATAATGATTGGAAATAATTCAGCAACAAGTCAACCAGATAATATAGTTGTACAAGGTAATATTATTACTGGAATGGGAGATGATGGAGTAGGAATATCTGGTGCAACTAATATATCAATAACTGGCAATGTTATACATAGCTCACCTGTGACAGCAGGAATCTATGTGCCAGGAAGTAACATCTGGGTGAATGATAATGTTGTTATTACAGGTAACACTATTTATGGCCACGCCTTAGGAGGTATTTATTTAAAAGATACTACGAGTTATGTTATATCAGGAAACCTTATTCATGATTGTGATATAGGGATTTATGTGAATGATGTAGGCGGAGGGAGTGATATATTAAGAGGCACAATATCCAACAATACATTACATACCCTTACAAATTTCGGAATCCATTGGGATGGAGGCGATTGTGCTGTTACTGGAAATACCATAGATGGGTTTGGTAATGCAGCAGGGGCCGAATCCGAGAAGGCCGGTATTTTTATGTCGGGAGCAGTTTCAGGTTCAGTTATTAGCAATAATATAATTAAAAACGGTATCCATGGAATGCTGGTTACTGGTGCAGGGACAGGGTTTTCAATTACTGGAAATGTTGTTAATTCAAACAATACAGGGTATGGGCTGTATTTTTTATCATTCACTGGTGACAATATGATTGTTTCTGGGAATTTTCTGAACGCAACGACAGGAGCTTATTTATCAAGGCCCGTTCCAACGCCAACTATAGTATATTCAGGTAACATACCGAATGGATACGGCACATATACTCCCACTAATGTTACTCCAGATAGGGCGTTTGATGCGGATACAGTGGTAATAGCAGAATTAGCGGATATTGTTGGCACATTAATCTCAGACCTAAGTTTAGATTGATGAAATTTAGTTTGTTATTATTTGCGTTTTGGTCTAGCCAAACAATGGCGATAGAAAACACAAGTTTAAGAATAGTAAGGGGTTTGTCTATTGGTTCGATGGTGGCTGATTGGTCTCAAACTAGATGGCTGAGTAAAAATCATGATAAAGGATACAAAGAAACAAATCCAATATTAGGTGAATATCCTTCTACAAGAAGAGTAGACCTTTATTTTTTGTCACTTTTGAGCATTCAATCATTGCTTAATATTTATGGAAATGAATATACCAAATGGCATGTAAATCTATCTGTATTAGTTACTCATGGTCTAGCAGCAAAACATAATTACAGTATAGGCATTAAGTTTTATTTTTAAACACCCAAAGTTTGGCGTCTTAAAAAATCAATAATATCTTTTCGTTTGTAACGAATAGTTCGTCCTACTTTAATGTAGGGTATATTATATCGCTGTTGGTTCCGCCAGATTGCTAAGGTGTTTTCCTTTATCCCCAGCAATCTAGCGGCTTCTTTCGTGGTAAGTAAAACATCATCTTGATTGGCCATTTTTCTTTTTCTTTACCTTCTTGTATTTGATCTGTCCAGGCATTCCCTTGAGCTTGACCTTTTTTGGCGTCATGATGGTTTTATGCGATGGGGCCAATACATTCATTCTATTCGAATATAGACCTATTCGACGTGATCTATTCTCAATATCTTCGGCTGATCGTTTAGACCACGATAGGATATTCTGATAGCAGTTTTTACAAGTACCCGTACCGGGGCATTGACATAGGTTTTCGCAGCCTTCTATGCAGCAATATTGAGCCATTCTTTTTATCTCCCTTTATGGTTAATTATTCAATCTCACCTATTTGTACTAATTCATGAGCGATACGCTGCAACGCCTCCCGCAATCGTGTGTTTTCCACTTCCATAGTCATATACCCTTGTACAATTTCCCCAATCGACATATCTGCTATGGTTTTTTCCTTTTTGCCCACATTATATTTTTCTTCTTTTGTCACTGTATCTTTAATAGGCGTTTTTTTGTCTTTAATATCCCCCATTTTGTCCAGCGTTTTGATCTCCGGCAATACTAAATATTCATACGGTCTAGTATCGGGTATCAATTGAATATACCCATTGTCCTTCAATCGTTTTAATAATGTCAGTGGAGCATTATCAGCATCATGGTTGCCGCATTGGGTTTTAATAATCCCGCTTTTAATCCGTTTACCAACGTGCGCTTTACAACAATCCAACACACATTGCGAAACCGAATGCTTGTGTTCTATTAATTCCATTTGGGGTAATGGTTCGGGTGTCGATGTTAATTTGTAATGTGAAACGCCTGATTTAGCGACTTTTGCCACTAATTTTTTAGTACATAAAAATTTGAGATGCGTATGTAGACTATTCTCAGGTACTTGTGGATATCTTTCGGCAAGAATCTTTTTGATTTCATCATATGCTCTAAAAGTTGTACTAAGGCAATGGTAAATCAGATCGATATTTGATCCCGGTTTTGGTTGATAACTCAAAACTTCCCCCCTTTCTAAATCTTACAGCATTGTTATATATAATTACGTATTGATTACAATAGTATATCCAAATTATGAATAATCAAGAAGAATGAGAAAATAAATTTAATAATTAGAATAATAAGTTAGACCAATAATGAGTTAACAATATATAATATTCTTTCATTATTGGCCCAAATACAGATATGAATGACCCAAAAAAAAAGTAAGTGATTGATTGTTATCTATAAATACAAGGATTTAGGTTCCAGCGTCGAGTCTGTAACTCTTTGTTTTAACACAGATTAAAAAAATATTTTGGGTATTTGGATCACTTTTGGCTCACGGTAAAAATAAAACTGGAAATGTTAAATAAAGTGACTATATTGTTACGCAAATTAACAATTATTAAGCCGGTATGGTGGAATAGGTAGACACGTTAGCTTTAGGTGCTAATGGCAAATATGCCGTGTAAGTTCGAATCTTGCTACCGGCACTCATTAGGAGGGAGATATGGTCACAGGAGCATTTGTACGCATTAAACGGGGTGATGAATGGCATGCGATAGAAATTGATCAACTAAGCGATGACGAACTGACACAATTAAAAATTGATTGTCCCGATGATGGTTGGAAATGGGCGTTATTTTTATCGGCATGGATTCGGGATAATATTGTTGATGAAGAATAAGTATATTTGTCGGCATGATACATTTTGGCGTTTTAGGTTGCGTTTAGGTATAGAACGTAGAAATATCACTAAAAACTTCAATTTCAGGCAATATGGCGGCATTAAAAAGGCGCTCCAGGCCGCTTTAACGTACCGTGACGCGGTTTTAAGGAAAGAAGGCTTATCGTATTGGCTGGATTACGATAGAGCGCCTAATCGCTATTCCAGGACTTCTGAAAAGAAACCGTGCATTGGGGTGCATCTCCAGAGAGGCAATTACGGAACTACCTTTAATTGGTGCAGTGATGTCTATGACGGCAAACGCAATAGGACTAGAACGTGTTTTGCGATCAATGTGTACGGCAATCAAGGTGCTTTTTTGAAGGCTTGCAAAGTGCGTTTTTTGCATAGTGGTCCGCTTATTATTTCCGATCTATCCGCATTGCCTTGTGAACCTGGAGTGCCCTATAAAATTATAAGGAATAAAAAATGATAGAAATTAATAAACTATATGCCGTACTATCCAAAGATGAAATAGAAGAGGGTATTTGTGCGGTAATTACAACAATAGGTGTTACGCCCTTGATAGCTGGTAATAATAAATATCTGGAGGGAATACTTCGTTCAGCACAAGAAATGGCCAATGAAAAAGATATTACATTAACATTGTATGAATTTACGGGAAAAACTAAATTAAAGACAATTGAGCCAGAATCATGAAAAATGCATTAAAAGATAATGAAGGTGATCTCCATTTATTGCTGGTAGATATTGATACTAAATTGAGGCAGATAATGGGTGATCCCGTGTTCTTTGGAATGGTACTTTTAACGCCTGAAGGTAGCGGTTTTTTTTCGAATTTTCCAAAGGAACACAGCACGGAAATGCTCGATCATGTGTTAGGAGAATTAAACAAACACTTAGACGGTGTAAAGAAAACCCAGAAAGGGAAAAATAATGGCTAATAAAATACTCATTAATCGGGATGAATTGGACGAAATAATATTTGATTTGGATGAATCAATAAAGTCTATATGCGGTACAAAAATGGGTTTTGGTATAATTATTTTCGGGCAGACAGAGCGCGGTTTTTTTACTAATGTAGATAAAAGTGTGGTATTAGATAAATTAAAGGAGTTAATAGAAGTTATCGATGAAAACAATGAGCCAGTTGAAGAAGTAAAGCATTAATCGTGTGGTTGTACACATTTCCACTGTTTAATTTGACTCCAATTCAGTAAATTAACAATCGGCTGGCCTTTAAATCGCTTGAATATGGGCGCGCAATGTACGATTATATCGTTTTTTACGATTACACCCCCACATGCCCAGCCTGTATCAATCCAATACATTATGTTATTCCGGTTATTCGTTCTAATTCGCTTTTTAAATCTTCTTCATTATCCGTATAGTAAATTAATACTTTCCCTTGACCTTCTATGTCTTTTAAGTCAAAAAATATAGGTTTGCCGTCCTTCAGGCGAGCAATATTTTCTTTTGTTAAACCGAAGGCCATTGTGCTTCCCAGTCTAGCTTTTAACATTATCTTTTCCTTATTTACATCGTTTATGTCTTGCGGTTCTGATTGCGTTATAGGTCCGATTCGATAAATATTTATTACGTAGTTCTCTAATAGGAATGGTCCCATAATATTTTTTAACGAAACTTAGTTCTTTTTTAGTCCATACAGATAAAGTTGTCAGCCCTAATAAGCTGGCCGCTTTTCTAATTGAGTATATGGTTCTTGTTGGAAAATATTTTTTCTGGAGTTCTATTCCAGGCATTTTGTTGTAGTGTTTTACAATTAAATTCAATTCTTTTTGTGACCATGGTTGTCCGCCCATAATTTACTCCGAAAAATGCGTGTCATTTGGATCACTAATGCGTGTCATTTGGATCACTAACACAAGCCTTATATATTATCTGTCCACAATTACCGCATTCATTTTGTTTTATGTCTGTTAATTTAGACATTTCAACGTCTAAAAAAGAAGCGATTGCAATCAGTTTATCAATACTAAAATTTTGTTTACCATTTTCGATATTAGTAATTGTACAGCGATCAACGTCTATAGCATCCGCTAATGCTTGCTGACTGATCTTTTTTTCCTTCCGATAGATTTTTATTCGTACACCAATAATTTCTTTCAGATTTGATTTAATCATCTTAAAAATCCTTGCTTTTACTTGATAACGCTATTGGTGGTGGCGGGAAATCAAAAGGCATAATCCAATAATTACTATTTGTTGTACCGTCTAGATCGATTGTTGCAGTTTCGTTATGTAATTCATCGTCGATTCTTTCCATTACGCCTAAATGAATCTTGTCGTTTCCATCGTAAACAAAGTAAGATTCGCCTTCCGCTACTTGATCAATGCTGGTTAATAATTTCCAGTCTGTATCGCTATAAATAATCATTATATTCCCTCTCAATAACGGGGATTTTTTCAGGAACTGTAGTATTAAATGGATTGCCTTGTAGTTGGGATTTATGATTGTTAAGTGCTATTTCTTTGTTTAGCAGCGTCTTTAAATCAACTGCTTTTATAAAATCGGGGTGAAACCTACAGGTTGATTTTTTGCAATCGGCACAAAACATTTGATTATCTCCATTATCTTAATTAAGGGGAGAGCGCCGACTAGCCTGCCGACGCCCTCGATTGTTTGTGTACAGGATTTGAACCTGTGCCTAACGGATTAACTGTCCGTAGCTCTACCAACTGAGCTAACACATTAAAAAAGGAATTATTAATCTACCCAATGTTTTTAAGCTAAAACTCTTTCCGCTCTACCACTGAGCTATTAGCCCCCTAAATATACTCGAAAATACACTTAGGCGGGCTAAACGGGACTCGAACCCGTGACGCAAAAGAAATGCATTGTTAAATTATTGTTTTTCCTTTTTTACTAAGACTATTGAGTAATAAACTAAACTGATTCTAAATCTAAGACTAATGCTAACGCTAACTCAATTCTTATGTATATAATCAAATAATAATTCACCTACTTTATCTTTACTTGCCGTAATATCATTGGCTTTTTGCCGTGCTTTTTTAACCGCTATAATTAATTTATCCACACGTTTTAATAATTCCGCTTTGCGTGAACTGGTAATTAAACCGGACCATTTTTCGGTAATATAACGACCGATATTTTCTTGCTCTTCCCATTTTTCTATTTGCGCTGGATGGTGTTCTGTAGCGTCAACCAATATTTGGTGTTTAAATACCTTTTTGGTTTTGAATTTAATTTCAGGATCTTTAGCCCGAAAAATGTTTTCCCCAAGAGAAGAATCGATCTCCCAGCGAATACCTTGCTGTAATGTCGGAATGGATAGGTAAACAGATCGAACCCTAATTAGCTTCTTTTCCAATGCCAATAAAAATGTGGCTGGTAGTTCGCCGGTAATATCTTTTCCGTCAATATTGATGGCCGCTTTAGCCTCTTGATTAGTTGTTTCTTTTCGTAACAAGGCGTCGAAATAATCAATGATAAATTTGTTTTGATAGTCCAGGCGATCATCGACAGTTGTGGTTAATTCAAAGCGCTCTTCAGGATAAACGGTGGTATCATTTTCGTCGAAAACTTCCAGTTTTTTAATTGCGCCTACGAATAATTGGCCTTTTTTAGCGAAAATAGTGGTGGTTTCTTCTAATACTTTGGTTTGAGCATTATCTAAATCTGATTCAACCGCTAATAATTGGTGTAATTTACTCATTTGATTTGTCCTCTTAATTAAGATTTTAAGATTTTTAGCGTCCACGACTGTGCTATTCCCTATCTCGCTCAAACCATTCAGCATTGCATCGATAACATCTCCCATTATATGTTTTGTGTCTTCTTTTACATCACTGTTTATCATTAATAAGATATTATTGGTTTCATCCACTTCAGCCCGAATATAACTAAGGCTAATGGGTAATTTAGGAAGGCTTTTGATGATCCGTTTTGTTTCAATCATTAACATTAATGTAATAGGGATTAGTTTATTTAAAGCTTCAGAATCTGGTTTCTCCACACTATTCAGTTTGTCTGTCAATAAGGCGAGTGTTTCCTGCATACCTTTAGTATAGCCTAATGAAAAAGCTGTTTTAAATTCCGGTAAATCATTATATCCCGGCATTTTTTCAACGAATTCAGCCAATGCTTTATCATAATTCATGAGTGATCCTTAAATTAGTTTATCCAATGGGCGCACGGTTACACTACGTACTTTGTTACGATAACGTTCTGTCATCGTGGTTGTTGTATGAGCCAAACGAGTATTGGCCGCTTCCAGTGTGTCGTCACTGGCATTTTTACTGCGTAAATCTCGTAATTGTATTTCATATGGCTTAAACCCGGCTTTTGCCCGAGCGCGTTTGAATTTATCAGTTAAGGCGTGTCGGGATAACCGTTGTCCGTGATGGTTGCAAATCAAATACATTGAATTAATAACTTGTTTTTTTCGTTGCTCCATGATGCGATTAATTGTTGTTTCTAATTCCCCTTCAATGACAATAGATATTTTTTTGGCTGTTTTGTTGGTGCATAACTCCAGGCAATCGGCAAAGTCTTTGCCTGTGATATCAGAGGTAGGAATACCATTAGACATTCTGATCCGTGTTAAATCGACATTTTTACGTATGTCGGATACTTTAAAATCCAAGACATCGGATACACGTTGACCGGTGTACAAAAGCAAATCCATAACATTTTTTAATGTGGTATCGGCGCAGGTGTAAATCTGCTCATATTCCCATTTTTCAACGTATTTCGTGCGGCCTGTTTCGGGATTGCTTTTAATGCCTAACGTGGGATTTTGACCGTCATAGTTGCAATAATTACGCGCATGATTAAATAATATAGAGATCAATGCCTTTTCACGATTCGCCCTAACCGGCGCTGATCGATGGCCAAGATATTGTTTTATATGACTGGGGTTTATGCTTTCTAATTTCAGATCGCCCATTACTCCCTCGATCATTCTCCAGCATAGGGCGTAGTCTTTTTGAGTCGAGATAGGTCGGGCTAATAAGCCCTTATCAGATTTGGTATAGTGCTCCCAGATAGACCGCAATGTTTTCACTTGAGGTCGGCCATTAGTTTCTTCTAATGCGCGTAATTGGAGCAATGCAGCGGGTAAATCGTGGCCTAAATTGATCTTTTTTCGAACACCATTAACATACATTTGAGCGTAATATGTTGTTTTTGTTTTGCCTTTATAGACAAGCAGATTATCTTTCATTATCTTAACCTCTATTATCTTAGTTAAACCCCTTTTGGTCAAAATTTAAGTCGACTTTGGGGATTGGATTATCGGTCGGCGCTCCCATTATGTGAGCCAATGCCTGTCGATTAACCAAGGGTAAGCCCTCACCTGAAAGTATATGTGGGATGCGGTTTTTAATCAACCAATCCTGTATTTTTTTGTTAGATTTGAACCCACTAATAAAGATTAGGTCACGTTTTGAGAGTATTTCGTCCATTTTTTATCCAGCATAGCATCCACGGTAAACCCAGGCGCCATTTTTGCCTTTATATTTGGCGGTAGCATTACGTTTTAAAATCCTTGAAGCGACTTTGTAACTGACTCCATAACGTTTTGCATACTGGGGTGCGGTAATGCCTTTGTCTAATACCATCCCTATATGAATATCCGAGCGAGCATTGTTAACTAATGCGGACAAATTATCGTATGTCCCACGTTGATATTTCTTTACGGTTAAATCCACAATTGGTCGACTAATCCAGGGTGGTGCTTTTTGACCGTTTTCTATTTCGGTTTTTAAAAAATCAATCCATTCCATGGGATCGGCCTAACAGTTTTGATTTCTCAATAAAATCTGCAACGTCGGTTGTTTGAGCCATGATTTTTCCACCGATGCGAAAAATATCCACTTCGAATCGCTGAGTATGCAATTTATTGTAAATCGTTCCTTTACTTAAATGCAGGACTTCAGCCAAATCGGGTACAGTCATCATTGGTCCGTATTTTGATAGCAAATGTTCTTTCATCATTTGTCGGTCCCTCTGACAATAACTCTTTTCTTGTTGGTGAAGGTAAGGCCCGGAAAAACCATGACGCCTTTCGTTCTGGTCGCTAAATTTTTTAATGCGCTTTCATTGATAGCAATCAAATCAAGTGGGGCAGAATTGTTCACAATCGCTGCCAGTAAAGCATTCAAATCGGTGACTTCGCCTTCCCAGCAATCAGCGACAGATACGCCTTGTGCTTTAGGTATCGGAACCACATTGGTGACTTGATATTCACTAATAGGCTTATTCTCACCCATTAATTCATTGTTAGCAGTATGCTTTGTTAAATGATTTACCAGTTCTTGTTCCGATTTTTTCTCGATTGTTTGTTGATAATGGATAATTTTAGATTTACATTCAATTTCGGCTTGCGACAGAGAATTTATAGGTTCTCTAAATAAATCTTCTATCTGTTTGGCTTGCAGGATAATAGGCGCTTTGAGTTCTTTGCGTTTGTCATCAAAGTTTTTTTTGTGTTTTTTAATAACCTTCACAAACTCGCTAATTTTTAGGTAATCGCTTTGGTTATTGATGGTGAAAGTTTTCGCTTCCTGCAATACGTTTTTTGTAATGGATAAATCATTCATTTCGCATTCACCCACTGGTGGACAGTTAAGAAATTGAGAAATATTTGAAAATCATAATCATTGTCATATATGGTAATACTGTAATCCATTGGCTTTAATTTAACGCAGATCCGTTTAGCAATGGGTTTGCCTGTCATTTCCTGATAGGCTCCACGATATGCCGCCAATTGTAATGCCGTGGTTTTAGGGATAACTGATCCGGTTTTAATATCTAAGACGGTTAATTCGTCGTTTAAGTAACCTATACGATCTAATGTTCCCGCATAACCGCGTTTGCTGGCCACTTTGAATTCGCAATCCAGTATCTTGAATTTCGTGTCATTTAGGAATTTTTTCCATCCTTCCAAATACGGTATTAAGGCAACATCCAACGTAGCAATATTTAATAGTTTTTGATCGTATAATTCTGTTGCCCGATGTACCGCTGTGCCGAAGTGGCAGGCTTTTTCCAGTAATTGTTTGTCGACAAATTCATAGGAATTCGCTAGGCCCAAAATCTGAGTGACAGACGGCTGTACTTCACCGAATACGCGGTACTCATGTTTGATTGAATCGAATGCAATATCCATTATTCACCCACTGGTTCAGGCATTACTACGTCCGGCTTTCCGCTGGCAGGCTCCAAAAGTTCACTGTCAATGATGGCCATATTAGACTGAGACATATTCAAATCATTGACATCATCTAGGTTGACGGCTTTCTGTAGCTCAATGGATACCGGCAGATATTTACACAAGCGTTTGATGATCGTTTTTTGTGCCATTGCAACGTAATCAGTCACCCAAGGGCCAGAATCTTTAGCCTTGCTACGGTCCCTGATCGAATCAATTTCTTCTTTTGTCATGTAATCAAATTGTGATCCGCCATCTTTAAATGTGGCGACGGCATAGGCTCCTATAATTTCACCCCGCTGACTTTTTTCAGGCTTATGGTGCAAAAATGATGCAGTGCCAAATTGATAATCGAATTGGTCATTTTGATGCACAACCGACGCCTGAAATATAGAAATAGCTCCAGAGTTACGCGCTAAGTGCATGAGTCCCCTATAATCTGGGATCATTTGAACTTCAGTGGTTTTGGTATGCTTATTATAAAACGGAACTAAATGCGCGTGAATGCCAACTTCCAAACCGAGTTGGCTGGCTTGAATAATCGCGCCGAATAAACTAATGGGGTTACATTTCTCAAGGTTCTTGTTTTTACGAATAATTGTCAGAGCAATACGGGCCATACGATCTGCGCTCATGTGTTTGGGTAGCGCCAAGGCTATCTGATCCTTATAGTTGTGTAGCAAGCCTTGAATAGTCAATTCTTTTGATGTTTCTTTTCCCATACCAATGATCCCTTGATTATTATTATGATGCCTGGACTAATAAAATTAGCTCAATGGTAATCAAAGTCAAACAATTTCTAATAAAAAATAATTTCCGTTTTCATTCTACTTAATTATTCATAATAGACGTGCATTTTATTCTATATATACAGCGTAGGTATTGAATTGATAAAAAATATAGCTAAGATCAAAATATAATTATAGCAAAGTTACTAAGTTAAACCGTTAACATGATACACGGTAAATCTCAGTCAATCAGGGTAAGCCAAGATCAATGAGTATGACCTTCAACAAGCTATTTTCTTCTATCACCGAATCAACTATCTGGTGCGAAAAATCCGATATACGAATTGTCTGGATTACTATGTTGGCTATGGCCGATCAACACGGAAGAGTGTGGGCCAGCATTCCCGGTTTGGCGAATAGGGCGCAGGTTTCATTAGCGAATACTGAAATTGCCTTAAACCGGTTTTTAGCGCCTGATCAATATAGCCGCACCCCAGACAATGAAGGGCGCAGAATCGAAATCATCGACGGCGGTTGGCGGTTATTAAATCATGCGAAATACAGAGCGTTACGTGATCAGGAACACCGGAAAGAATACAAAAGGGAATGGATACGAAAAGAGCGAGCAAAGAAGAAAGAAGTAGACAAATCTGTAGACAATGGTGGACAAATTAGACCGCAGTACACCCAAGCAGAAGCAGAAGCAGATATAAATAATATGTCCAAATCTGACGATTTAGACTTTTGTGTGTTTTGGAGTCTGTATCCAAAAAAATCCGCAAAGAAAAAAGCCTTCCAAATCTGGAAACGATTATCAACAAAAGATCGACAAAAAATAATCAGTGATTTAGCGGATCGATTTACCAATGTTGATTTGCAATATGTTCCGTTACCGACAACGTATCTAAACGGCGAGCGCTGGAACGACGAAAAAGAAAATGAATCAATACCAGTCGAGTTCATTTAATGATTGAGTTAATTTTAAGCCAATTGCAAAAAGTACAAAACAAAGGCAACGGTTTTATGGCGTGTTGTCCTGCTCATGACGATAAAAATCCCTCACTGTCTTTAATGCAATTGCCCGATGGTCGAATCCTGATGAAATGCTTTGCCGGTTGCGATGTTTTAGAGGTGCTAGGCGCTCTGGGTTTGTCTGTCAGCGATTTATTCCCAGAAGGGAGCCTGCGGCATTACAAAAGTTTTGCGACGATGGAGAAGGCCGTACAGGAACGCAAGAACGAGCCACTGGAAAGAGAAAAAACCATTTTGGCCTTAGCTGAAGAAGACAGACGCAATGGTAAACGATTGTCACCGGCTGACATGGAACGAGAACGTCAAGCTTATATGAAAGTGAGGAAAAGTGAATGCATAAAGTCATAGATGATGATTTATTAGAATTCATGGGAAAGCAGGAGAGTCAATTTTTAATCGAACCAAGCAGTTTAATTGAACAAGTCAGACAACGATTTGCGGCAGGTGATCGTATTTACGGTGATCAGTTACCATGGACCAAAACACACGAATGCATAGCCTTGCGTCCAGGTGAAGTATCGTTATGGGCTGGAGTTAATGGCCATGGTAAATCCATGATGCTGAGTCAAGTGTGCGCCTGGAGTTTACTAAACAAATGGCTAATTGCATCGATGGAAATGCTACCCGAAGCAACAATGGAACGTATGATTAAACAAATCGCGGGAACATCGGAACCGCCAGAAGAATACCAAGAAAGAATTTTAAGATGGTCCGATAATCGTTTGTGGTTATACGATCAGACAGACAGTATTGATAGTGATCGCATATTGGCGTTAATACGTTATGCAGCCAGTAAGCAAATAAAACATGTTGTTATCGATTCGTTAATTAAATGCGGTATTAATCGCGAAGCTTATGATAAACAAGCTGCGTTTGTAGACAAGCTTTGTTGGTTAGCTAAATCCTGTTTGGTGCATGTTCATTTAGTACATCATATCCGCAAAAGCGATACCGAGAAAAAAATACCGGATAAATTCGACATCCGTGGCGCGGGAGAAATAACCGATTTGGTCGATAATATTTTTATAGTGCATCGGAACAAATCAAAAGAAGATAATAAGCAAGCCGATGCCAGTATGCCAGACGCCTATTTAAAAATAGCGAAACAAAGACATTTCGCGTGGGAGGGAATATTCGGATTTTATTTTCACAAATCTTGTAATCAATATTCCAGTCATCCCACTAAAACAATGAATCATTGGGTGAATGTATGATTAATAAAGTAAGAATATTGGGAATAGATTACAAGATAATTTATGAAGACTCTGAACGGTCAGGTATGTCTGATATTGGTCAATGCCATACGACGCAATGCCTTATTAGGCTTTGTTCTAATAAAAATTCAAAAGAGCATGCCAAATGCGTATTGATACACGAAATAATCGAAGCAATTAATTATCGGTTAGAGTTAAAACTTGATCACAATATTATTACATCACTGGAATCAAGTTTGTTCGCAGTGCTTATAGATAACCCTGATTTATTACGATTGCTATTAAAAAAATGAATTGTTGGAAAGACAATCCGCTGGAGTTTAATTGGCAAATGATCGATAAGGCGCGAAAAAAAGAAATCATAGCGGAAATGAACAAAAAGGATGTTTTGTTATTAAAGCAACTTAAGGATGAATTTCACGCCGATGTATTAGAAATGGAAATTATTAAATGAAATGAATTGTTCCACGTGACACATTAGGATTAAAAATGGACGTTTTATATTACGGTGAAATACAAATATTAGGTTGGGGTGAATCCAGGCCAAGGGGTAAATACTTAACAATCCGATTATGGGATGGTGAAGGCGATCCGCTTGAAGCTTTCCGTGGATTGGATGCACCAAACGATAAAAGCCAGCATATACTAAATTGTGTGATATCCAAAGGCGATATTCTTGAGCAAAAAGAAACTGAAGAAGACTATGGAATGATAGCGCGACAACTTTATCGAAATGGATTCTTTTATGCTCCCGATGTACTTAAGGCTATTGGAACAGACGAACAATTCCGAAAGTGGATTCAATTACAGCCATCAGCAATCAGTAATGAATACAGCGAATATATTAATGGTGACGGACGTTGCGAGGCCGCGCACGTTAGGCGCTCCACGGATTCAGGAACCGGTTATAAACCGCCCTATGCTTGCATACCTTTGACTCATGCGGAACATACTAAACAGCATAACGAAGGGGAAACCAGCTTAAAACCGCGTGAATGGTTTGAAAAGAAACGCGGTGAATATGTCGTTAAGTGGGCCAAGCAAGCATTATTAAAACAGCTAGGTAATTATTCAGGCTTTAGAGAAGTTCCGCCGAATGTATTATATCAATGGTGTGTTGATCATGACTTAATTCGATTTTTACCAAGAGGCTATAAAGAATGAATCATCAAGAATATGAACAAGCTATTAAACCACAATTACCGATGACTATTAGCGATGTAACAGTGCCCTTGATTATACGAAATTGCCGTATTGTCATAATGGAAGGTCAATTCGCTATATCTATAATGAACAATGTGGTAATTACAAAAACAAAACAGGAATTATGGAAACAAACAGAATTTTATAATTGGGGCCAACAAAAAATCAAAGGGTCAAAATGGCCATCGGCATAGATCCAGGTATTACAGGTGCAGTCGCTGTTGTTAACGATAACGGTGATTATGCGGTGTATGATTTGCCCATTATGGCTAATGGTAAAGGGACATCAAAAATTAAAAAGATGATAAACCCAAATGGATTAAGTGAGATTTTATTAATGCATCACAATGATGGGCCAATATTTTTGGAGCGCACTGCGTCTATGCCGGGACAAGGTGTAGCCAGTATGTTTTCCATGGGTGATACCTTCGGAAGTATTCGCGCCGTGTGTTCTGTGATGGGTTTCGCTGTTGAGATTATTACGCCACAAACGTGGAAAAAGAAATACCAACTAAAATCCGATAAAGAAATTGTGAGAGCTAAAGCGATTCAATTATTTCCTAATGCACCATTAAGCCGTGTAAAGGATCACAATAGAGCAGAAGCTTTATTGATTGCAAAGTATGGACTAGAGCAATGTTAGGTAATGTATTGAAAAAAAATCATTCGATGATTGATCGCGATTCAATGATTGAAATGCTACGGCAATGGGGTAACTGGCAACGGTCCGCAAAAAAAGCAAATCTAAACTATGTGTCTTCTCAATTTGAAACGCCTTTAGAGAAACAAAGAAACGTAACCCCAATCTATAAGGATTCGATAGCAGAAAAATTGGATTTGTTAATGCTGGCATACTTGCCAAAGGAATATATAATCTGCCTGGAATTAACCTACGTGGAAAGATTAATTAATTCGGTCGCCGCGTCGGTGTTGAATTGCTCTGTAAAAACGTACACAATTAAACGCAATGAAGCAATATCGGCGCTGCGTGGTATTTATGCGGTAGTAACAAAGCACAATTTATAATTAATGTAATGAGTAACCCGTAACCCGTTTGACTTCCTTTACAAATCTAATGTATTTAGTCACATATCGATGCACTAAATAAATCCAAAACGGTGTAAAGACTAGCCACATGTTCCAGTCGATTATATCCAGATAGTTAAGGATAGGGATTAATAAAATCAGAAACCATTTAATCATAATATTGTTATCGTCCAGGTTAGTTAAATCTTAAGGGTTAATTGAAAAAGAGTGTGAAGAGAATTAATCATTAGCATAATGCCAAAAACTGCACCAACATAGGCTATAACTTCGCGGGTTGAAGTATGTTGAATATGCTTTACTGTGATAGTGTGACCCAATACGGCTTGATCCCAGGTCGAATAGCGAGACATGTATTTTTCTTCTGTATCATCGAAAACCATTGTTTCAAATAGCAATGGCGGACCGTTATCACTAAAGCTATGATCAAATCCTAAAAAAACAGTGGAGACATAGCAATCTAATAGGTAAGTTATTCTTACGCGTCTGTTATGGAATTCAAATAAATCCGCCCATTGATCTCTATTAGAGACAACAGGTTTTTTATTAACTAAGATAAAATAGAAAGGTCTCATTGCTTTACCTTTATATCAACATGTGGTCGATTCTTTAAAAGAATATTGTAACTTATTATTTTTATAGTGAATGGAATAATGGCTATAAAGAAAAATACTGCTACAATCATGACGCTATAACTTAATGCTGGAGCCAGCGAAGGGAAAAGAAAAATACTTGCAAAAAGTAAACCAAGCATAAAATTGTTTCCTATCCAAAAAAATTGGATAATTGGATAATACTTGTCAAGAATGGATTTTGATTTATCCAAAAAAAGCAGGTGTAAATTAAGGTCTAAATAGGTACTTAATACAGGGTGCAATTCCCTGCATTGATTACAAATCAATATGTTTATATCTCTATCATCAAACAGGTTATATTGCTTTTGTTTGTGGGTCGTTATTAATTCATCCTGCTTAATAGTTTGATATTCACCACCACATGAACAATGCATAATCAATCCTTTTTGCTTTGTCGAATTTCCTTGTTTCGTCGAATCTTTCTTAATGACTTTAAATAAATGATTAACATTTGCCAGTCGTCCTTATGGACCCATACAGACTTACGCACAAATCCATTGGTTCGCATATTTAACACGTAGCGCTGTTCTTTCGTGAGTACTTTTTTAGCCATAGTTTTTTTAGCCATAGTTTTACTCTTTCGGTCCTACCATGTAGGACGGTGGTAATATAATTTGTCCGTCTATGGGTCGCCACAAATGGAGACAAAACGGATGACAATTGACATATTCGGATTTTGGTGGATGGTATTGAATTACTGTGTCTTCAGAATCCCAAAATAATTCTTTAACAAAACACATTTCAAACCATACCGGTGTGCGGTTTTTTAACGACACGCTTACATGTTCCCATCCTTCGCCGTCACTGGCTATTATATTCAAGGGGTGCAATAGTGTTTTATCCATAATAAAAAACGCGCCGTTGTTACCGAAAGAGCTATGCCCTTGAACCCTATATTTTTCTGGTACGTGAAACATTAATTAATTCCCTTATGTGAAAAAGTTGGTAACGTATTTTTCCAGGTAGTTCTGCTATTTGTTTGTCAGACATTAATGCATGGCCGAAGGTGTCAGTTATCAACAGAAATGATGTACATTTAAGACACACTGTACAATCTCCAGGTCGCGGTTTTTCTTCATGCGTAATAGAACTAAGTCTATTTAATTCATAACCGCAAACCGGACAATTACTATCATTTATTTTTGTTGTAAACATTAATTCATTCCATTTAATTAATATTAATTATAATAGCATATCATAACCGAGAGTGCTCACTAAATTATTTGACTTAGTACCGAGAAAAACCTATATTAAAGGTATACTTATAATTGGTATCAAGTTAATAAAGGGGGGAATTAATCCCCCCTTTTTATTTACATTTTAACCAATCGATCAAAGCCACTTTGAGCAAAGCTTGCCGCGCTCCCGAATAGATTTGAATCCCAGCGTGCTTCATTTTCATCGGTGTTTTCAGATGATCGTGTCGCTCTTTCGTGGGTACAGTAATTAGTCAAGGCATTGAATGCGGCATATGCGGTGTTTTCTCCGGCTTCGTAGCCTGCCCCAGTGCGCAAGATCCGTTCAAAATCACTCAATTTGTTATCGTGTACCGTTTTGGCGCGGCCTTCCATATCGGCCAAGTCTTTACCACTTAAAAGCAAATCAGAAAACCATTTGGACGCTGATTTTTTAGACATTGCCTTATAAACCAGCGCCTGGATTTGCTCATTTGTGTGTTCGATTTGTTGAGTAACTACGGTCAAAAGTCTACGCAATTCGAATATACGCTGATCTGATCGCGACGTATGACGGATTGAAGCTAACTGTTTAGTGGCCGCGTATTGATTGGAACATTTAGGACGAAAATTGATTGTTCGTATGCTTGTAGGTTTGGTGCCGTCGAAAGTGGTCAATAATAATAGATTGTTTTCTAATCGGTCGCCAAATTCTCCAGTTGGGGACCATGAACCCTTATTCAATTGTAAGCCTATCATGTTTTTATTTCGAGAAGTCACTACATCGGTAATGGTCATTTCGTCATCCAGACCAAGCATGTGGCCAGCTAACGAATACAATTCGCTAGGCTGGCAAGGCATATAGTTATTACTTACGATCCCGTTACCAAGCATAGAGCCGTTATCATCAACGGCAATTCGCTTGTCTGGAACTTCAGTACCGTTAGCCAAGTGAACTGGGACCATATCAACACTAAAATCATGACCGGCTAATGTTTGAATTGTGCTTAATTCCCTGCTTGGCTCATTCAAGGCATAAACACCGCCCATTTTATGGGTTAAGGTTAAGGGCGGAACATAAACGCTATTGTATGAATTAGCGTCAAAACTTGATTTAACTGATTGGTTTAATAAATCGCTGAACATTGTATTTTTCCTCTTTTTGATTGACTATGGCTGAAGTATAGAGAGTGAGCGCCCACCTGTCAAGCTTTTATATAGGCGATTTGCAAAATAAATGCAAAAAAAAAGCCCGCAACAATCGCGGGCAAATGGGCACAACATGAAAATGGTTATTAAATGGATTCTATCAGCATCACGGCATTATTAGAAACCGCACCCCAATAACACTTACAGAACATATCATAAGTTTCAAAAGTGAATCGGACAGTCATACGCGGGTTGATTGGGTTAAAATAAGTTAATTGTAAAGTGTACATTGTCTGATCCCTTTATACTTTTATGTGTAGTTCTTTGCAGATTGTCATTAATTCGGATTCGGTACGAAAAACCAAACTAAAGAACAATTCTCCAGATGTATAAACATTGTTTGCTTTACATACCAAAAGTATTTCGTCGATCATTGCTTGTTTATCCATGATACTTTACCCCATATTAATAATGGCTAATAAAAATACAATACTTAGTCCGGTTAGGTAGGCGATAGAAACCATTAATCAAGCCCCCACGGGGATGAATCATAATCGGGCAAGGATCTAGCCAGATGTTTACGCAAAGCAGTAAGAACGGTGTAAGCAGGTGATGCGTAATATTCATCAAATTCACACGATTGATACTCTAAATTATCTGCCAGCTTGGCAATGTAACCACTAGAGCGCAATTGAGAGCTAATAAGGGCGCGTTTTGTCTCATTCTTAGCTTGTTCTATATATTCGGCGTTATCAATGTCTAGGAACTGATTCGCCGCGTCTTCTCCAGGGTGGCGGGTTTCTATTGAAATAATATTGCCTATGGCTAAAAATTCGGCAGCTTCTACGCCGGTAGATATGTTTAAACCATGGCAAGGTGCATATTTAAGGATATCGGCTTTTTCAGTAAAGGCCGCAATTATACCAATTTGTTTTGGATCTACTAAATAAGCGCTCATTTTTCTATACTCCAGTAAGTTAAAGGGTTATTTGTCTAATCGTTCCAGGCCGTTATGCGGTACAAACCTATAACGGCGGGTGTAGTTATCGCCAAGGCCGCAAAGTATATAAGCATCGGGCAATCCATCACCGGGGGTCGGTTCAAGTTCTATGATCCGAAGGCGTAGGAAACCGACTTTTACCACTTCGCCGACTTGCCATTTTTGTTTGGTGCGATTGATCATTATTTGCACGCTCCATTAATGCTACAAGTTAGAGACTTGTATACCTTCCGTGCTTCGGTGATTGATTCGGTTACATGCCAAAAAATCCGATTATGATTATTATGGTCATGTAAGCGCACGTGGTAACACGGCCCCCCTTCGTGCCATAAAGTAAGGGTTAACCCTGGTTCAATGTCCCGTTCCTGGATATAGCCACAATGTAAAGCGTATCTGGACAGATCAACACCGTTTTTAAGTCTGAATAGTGACATAGTTGCTTGCTCCATGTATGTGATTAATTAAACGTATGAGTTAATTATGCACGTGAGCGCCCACCTGTCAACACCAATCTGCCAGTAATTTACTAATTAATGTGATATCGGTCACAATTTGACCATATAGGGGTATATTATGTGGACATCGTTAGCATTATCAGCCTATAGCGCATACCAATCAGCGCAACAATCCAAGTCAGTTATTAAACGTCTGGCCATACAAACAGGCCAGCGCACTAATTGCCGGAATTGCGGCGCACCTGTAAACCGTGTCTGTGAATACTGTCAGACTGTCTCAGATAACCAGTAAAGGATTATTATTCTATGAGTGACCAAGGCAAAGGGTTAGAAGAGAAACTGCCTTATGACTATTTAGGTGTTGTTATACCTTGTGTTGGCTCATATTATACCGTTGAAGAGAAACAATCGGCTGTTATGCAGTATATGACTGTAGGCAATCTTAATAGATTGTCGCAAATGACTGGTATACCTCAACCTACGCTGTATGGATGGTCTAAGTCGGAGTGGTGGAACGCGCTACTAAATAAACTGCAAGAACAAAAAAAACCTGAGTATAATGCTCTGTTTCAACGATTGGTTGAGAAGTCTGGAAAAGTTATTGAAAAACAATTAGATACGGATAACGTTAAAGCTATGGATGCAGCTAAGATCATGGGCATTGCCTTTGATAAACGGCAGATACTTAACAACCAGCCCACTAGCATATCGGCCAGTAGTGCTAAAATCAGTGACTTACAGGCCGAATTTGAGCGGTTTCTTAGCGCTAAGGAAGTAGTTATAGACAAACTGGATTAATCATTCAGTGCGTTCCCCAAATATAACAATGAGTTACGTATAAAATGGCTCTGTTTATGTGATCCATGTGTGTTTTGTATGCTGTCTAACTTACTAATTAACAAGATATTTCTCTATACGCACACGAACGATAGGGGTAGGGGGCAAAACCCCCCTTGTCCCAAATACAGCAACACCCGCTATCAAAAACTGCAACAAAAATAAAAGGCTGTTCACTATTTAACCAACGAGATATGGCCTTTTCCTTGGATTTAGAGTATAAAGAACTGAGCCTTGCAATGGGCCTTACCTAAGAAAAGCCTGGAATTTAACGATTCTGGGCTTTTTTTATTCAAAATCCGTTAGAACCTCTTTTCTAAGTCATTGATTTAATTAAACCGAGTCTCGAAATTACCGGGAATATATCAAAGGGGTAACTCAGTTGCCGTTATATCAAGTTCCGTATGGGGTAGATTTCTATTGGAAGTATGATAGATGGGCAGTCATTTTTATCTCTTTAAATAAATTGATTATACCAAATAAGTGTCTACACTTGTCGACATGAATAAGAAACTTGATATTTTTTACATAGTTATAATTACTGTTATTTGTTTAAAACTCATACTGCAAAAGGGTGATGATTGGTTTTCTGTTGTAATGTTAACCCTTGTTTGGTTATTGGCAGTGATCGGTTTCTATCCGAGAAAATAATTATGGAAAGGAAGAGAAAATGACCGGCAAAGTAAATATTACAGCAAATTGTCCAGAAGATACCGAAGTCGCAATCCTTTTGACAGAAGGCGATATTAAAAACACAACAGTATTAGAAGATGGCGACGAATTTGAACTTTGTATTTATGGTGATCGTGTTATCAATTTGGAATTAAACATCAGAAATAAGTGAAAAATAAAGGAAGAAAATAATGCAAGAGATAATCTGTATTTTAGACGGATCGGGATCTATGGAACTTGTGGCCAAAGAGGCATGCAGCGGATTTAATGAATTTTTAAAGGGCCAAAAAGAAATCGGAGAGGCCAATTTAACCATCGCATGGTTTAATAATGAATATCACGTAGATTATGAAGGGAAACTCAATTCAGCCCCTGATATTAGAAAATGGCGCTCCAGCGGAATGACCGGATTATATGATGCTATTGGTAAAACCTTTGCTCATGTAAAAAATCGGTTTACTAAAGAAAAACCAGAGAAGGTTATTTTGGTTATCCAAACAGATGGTTTAGAAAATTGCTCAAAAGAATATTCGATGATGGCAGTTAAGAGATTGATTGAAGAGCATGAGTCTAAATACGGGTGGACGGTTATTTTTCTGGGCGCTGGGTTGGATGCTATTAAACAAGCCTCTTATATCGGTGTTCAGCCTCGAAACAGCTATGCTTATGAGGCTCAGGAAACCAGAAAAGCTTTTTCAGGTGCTTGTGGTCAATCGGTAACTTCCGCGAGAACTGAAAATTAGACTCATTCTATATAAGTACATACGCTTATATACAGAGAAGGTCGTGAAAAAGATAATCGATTTTTTATATACAGTGGTAGTCACTTTTGTCTGTCTGAAAATCATTCTGTTGAATGGTGATGACTGGGTTCGTTCCTTTGTTATGTTTTTTATCTGGATAATGGCTATTACTGTTTTATCTCCACGGAGATGGAATGAGTAGTCATGATCAAACGTTGTCCCACTTGTAACCGGGAAATGCTTCGGTGTATTTATTGCTTCGAAGAAAAACCCCATAATATCGTTCACAATGGTCCTTGTGTTTACGAGGTTTGCCATACCTGTGAAAAACTGTTTGAACAGAAATTTAAGACGATGGAACCAAAATACGTAAGTAATGGATTTAGATAATGAGGGAATAAATGAGTCAGAAAATTAAGAAATTATTATTAGAAGCTATTTTCGCTGAAGGTGGCGATGCCTATTCAATATCAATAACTAAATATTTAGCTCTTCATGGGGTAAAAATGCAAATTGGTAATCTGTATTTTAAGCTTGAAGCGCTTGAGAAAGAAGGTTATGTCACGCATAAAGATATTCCCGGTGGGACTGAGCGTGGATTCCGTGATAAACGGGTCTGGTTTTTGACATTGAAAGGGGCGTCTGAACTTTACCAGCCGGAATTAGAAGCATGAAAAAACTACCCAAAAGTCTGGTCGGAAAATATTTCACCACGGATAAATATGAGCAAGCACAGAATTATTACTTAGGTGTTACGTTTCTTAGGCCAAGCCGTTTGGCTCAAGGGATTAGGAAACATCTAAGAGCGCCAGCGTTACCGATGTTAATCCAATATTATTACGGTGATGGTGCGGCGCTTCCTACTGACTTACAGAATTTATTTTTGATCGAAGGGCGCTGATGCTCCATGTTACACGTCGACCGGCGCAGACGTGAAAAGACTCCTATGCCAACATTACATTCCCTTTATGCTTTTTTAGTGTAATGCGCGGTCAATCCTTAATCAGCGGGTAAGTACAAAGAGGCAAATAGGAGTAAGCCGGATTTATTTTCATTTAAGGAGTTCTACTATGCCAACTACGAAAGCACCACCAAAAAAGAAATCATCCAAGCCTAAACCGGGCATTTTAGGATGGGGTATAGCCAAGCAAGGCGGTACTATTCTTGAAAACCGCGAAAAACAACTTAGATGCCAAGAAAACGGCGGCACCTGGAAAGATGGGCGTTGTGAATACTAAAAACCCATTGTTTTAGTCGGTTTAGCAGTCAAGGAAAAGTACCAAAATCCCATTTCCACGATCCAAAGCAGTAGTAATATCTCAGGCGCGATAAAAAACGCCAATCCAAAACACGTAATTTCAAATATTCGTCGTCGCATAAACTCACCTCTGTTCCTATATCGGACACGGGGCGGATTTCTTTAATCTTTTTTTAGGGGACATTCAATGAAAAAATGGATAGACAGTAATTATCAGAAAGTCAACATTGTTGTAATGACAATTATTGGCATTTTGATGTTAACCGCCATTATTGCCGAGACAATTAATTGAATCTTGAAACAATTGAAGAGCTGATTCGTAAACACGAAGGGTACAGCGAAAAGCTGTACTCTTGCTCTGCCGGAAAACTCACCATCGGTATTGGGCACAATATAGAAGACCTTGGTCTGCACCCCGACGTTATAGAACACCAATTTGTTATTGATGTTGAAGCCGCGATAAAAGATACCCGCAGACTGTTCCCAAGTTTTGATGACCTTCCAGATAATAAACAAGCTGTATTAGTAGACATGATGTTTAATCTTGGTTTTTCGCGATTGGCTAAATTTAAAAAAATGATTAAAGCCATTGAAAACAAAGATTGGAGTAAAGCCGCCGACGAAATGAAAGATTCAAAGTGGGCGGTTCAAGTTGGTAGACGGGCAACTTTATTGATTGAAATGATGCGAGGTTAACATGGGATTTATGACAGCGATTACATCGTTATTCGGTGGTGCGGATAACTTGGGAAAAGTGGCGGTCAAGGGAGCTGAAGGAATTTATAACGGATTAGACAAACTTTTTTACACAGACGAGGAAAAAGCAGAAGCACGAATAAAAGCAGGGCAGTTGTATCTGGATTTTATTAAAGCAGCCTACGATGAAAATTCTACGCGATCCGTAACCCGACGATGGTTAGCGTTTATCGTAGTCGGACCAATGATGATTTGTTTTGTCGCGGGTATTATCGTCTTTTTCTTTAATGTTGGGGCCAGCGAATACATGTCTTCAATGTTTGAGAAATTAGTGCCATGGGGCGGCGGCATATTAATGTTCTATTTCGGACCACACATTGTTTCGAGTCTGAAGAAATAATGAACGCCGAGACTTGGACTTTTATCGGGGTCACAATCAACCTTTTGGTTGTATTTCTGACGATCATGAACGCACGTGTGGCATTGGAAAAGCGTATTTCTTCACTTGAAGTTAAGGTGAAGATAATTATGCAAAATTGTATCCATTGCGATTTTCATGAAGAGCGTTAAGGAGAACAAACCCCCAGAAAAAAAACCCCCTATCACATGGCGCACGATTGGCGGATTTACCCAATCAGTTCTCGCTATGCGATACGACGATCCAAAACCCATACCTGAACATCACTATGAAATGTGGGCCTTGTGCGCCTCTGAGCACCCGCAAGTGGCCATTGCTGCGCCACGTGGATCGGCTAAATCAACGGCAGTCACTTTTGCTTATGCTCTCGCCAGTGCTTTGTTTGAAGAGCATGAACACATTCTTATTTTGTCCGCCAATGAAGAGTTGGCGGCTTCTTTCTTAAACGACATCAAAATTGAGCTGCAAGAGAACGAATTTCTGCAAAATCACCCTCAATTGGGCATTAAACGCTTCGTAAAAGAGCGCGAAACCGAAATTGTTGTTGAGAAGAAGACAGGCTTTAGGTTCCGAATCATTGTTAAGGGTGCGGGGCAAAGAATGCGTGGTCTGAAATGGGAGCGCAAACGACCTTCACTGGTTATCGCGGACGATTTGGAAGATGAAGAAATTTGTTCATCCGAATTACAGCGTGAAAAGTTCAGAAAATGGTTTTTCGGTGTGGTTAAACCCATTATCCGGTTTGGTGGAAAAATCCGTGTTGTCGGTACTGTCATGCACATGGATTCACTACTAATGCGAATGATGCCGCCGAATAAAGATCCGCAAACGATTAATGAGCCGTTAAAAACGTATTCTAAAAAGGAATTACCCTGGAAAGCGGTTCTCTACCGGGCGCACGATGAACACTTTGATAATTTGCTATGGGCGGAAATGTTCCCAAAAGAGCGTCTTCAAGCCATTCGTGCAGATTACGCCAGTCAAGGTATGTTGGATGTCTACGGACAGGAGTATTTAAACAATCCAATAGATAACACGACAGCCTACTTCCGAAAGGAAGATTTCATCGAAATGACTGAAGAAGATTACGCTAAACGCAAAACCTTCTATGCAGCCGGTGATTTGGCCATCACTGAGAATAAACGATCCGCTTACACAGCATTAGGTGTGGGTGGTATCGATTCAGACGGCATATTGCATTTAGAAGACGTTCGGCGCGGTCGCTGGGATTCATTACAAATCAGTGACGAAATATTCAGTATAGCTAAACGGTTTCCCTTAGATACATTCCGATTAGAGTCGGAAAACATCCAACGCAGTATCGGTCCATTTCTGTATAAACGCATGAACGATGAACAAACGTTTATAAACATCGATGCGAAATCCCCTACCAAAGACAAATTAGCCAGAGCGCAAAGTATTCGGGCAAGAATGCGAGCCGGAAAAGTTCGGTTTAATAAAAGAGCTGACTGGTATCCAGATTTTGAAGAAGAGTTATTGCATTTCCCGAAATGGACTTACAAGGATCAGGTAGACATGTTTGCTTGGTTGGGTTTGATGTTGGACGACATGATCGAGGCTCCCACTGAAGAAGAGTGGGATGACGAATTATACGAATCGGAGATGGAAGATTATGAAGATGAAGGCATTTGTTTCACGACTGGTTACTAATAAAGACAAAGCAGAAGGCGATTTTTATCCCAATGATACCTTTATTACGAAGGGTAATCTTAAAGGCTCACATTATTCAAAGGATGATTGTCGCGGTAAGTATTTCCAAATCAATATTGGAAAATACCATTTACGGTATCGCTTTAGAATATCGCCCGATGGGCTTATTTCAAGGCAATTACATTTCGTTAAGGATAAACAGTAATGGATATAGAAACACTTTACGACGCAACAAACATTGCTGAATTGCTTCCTGAAGACAGGCTTAATCAAATCGGTCAAAAATGCCTTGACGATTATAAGCAAGATAAAACATCACGTCGGGAGTGGGAAAAACGAATGGCAACCGCCATCGGTATTGCTATTCAATCCACTGAAACAAAAAACACGCCATGGGCTAAAGCGGCGAATGTTAAATTTCCATTATTGTCGATTGCTTGCATTCAATTTCAATCACGTATTTATCCACAATTATTCTCGTCACCTAATCCGGTAAAAATGCGGGTCATTGGTAGAGATGCAGCGTCGGAGAAACACGACCGGGCGAAACGTGTATCTGAACATATGTCCTACCAAGTATTGGAGCAGGATAAAGCATGGTTAAGTGAACACGATAAATTATTAATCGTATTGCCGATGATGGGGTCATCATTCATAAAAAGCTATTACGACGGCGATATGGTTAAAGGTGTCCATGTTAACGCTAATGATTTAGTCGTAAATTATTATGCCAAATCCTTGGAAACCTGTTCTCGTTACACTCATGTTATCCCTAAGTATGAAAATGAAATTATCGAAAAGCAAAGAGCCGGTACTTATTTAGAACATGAACTAAAACGCAGTGTGCGTGAAAAAAATGAACTGGATAAATTGCAAGATGATCGCCAAGGTCTAACAGAACCAAACGATGATACCGACGCGCCTATCGAATTGTATGAACAATATTGCCTGATTGACTTAGACGATGACGGTTATAAAGAGCCGTATACCGTGACCTTTGATGATGAAGGCAGAGTCTTTCGGATAGTGAATCGATTTGAAAAAATCAAACAAGATACAGACGGTAGAATATTAAAAATACACGCTAAGCATTATTTCACCAAATATACATTTATCCCTTCGCCCGATGGCGGTTTTTATGATATGGGTTTCGGGAGTTTATTAACGCCTATTAATGAATCGGTTAATACGCTGATTAACCAATTAATAGATGCCGGTACATTATCAATACGACAGGGCGGCTTCATAGGGCGCGGGGCAAGGCTTAAAGGTGGCGCTCTTAAATTCAAAATGGGCGAGTTTATCAAGATCGATAGTACTGGAGATGATTTGCGTAAGAATATCTTCCAGATGCCTTTTAAAGAGCCATCCGGCACATTGTTCACATTATTAAACTATCTGGTTGAATACGGCGAACGCTTATCATCGGTATCCGACATGATGGTGGGTAAAACGCCGGGGCAAAATACGCCTGCTACAACAGCCATGGCGGCGCTTGAAGAAGGTATGAAAGTGATCACCGCTATTTATCAGCGAGTCTACCGATCATTAAAAGAAGAGTATCAGAAACGTTATTTGCTGAATAAAGAATATTTAGATCCGATGGAATATTACATTATTTCAGATGACGAAAAAGCAATAAAACAAGAAGATTATTTAGGCGATCCAACAGATATTAGTCCTACCGCTGATCCGAATATGTCATCCGACACACAAAGATTGTCGCGCATGGAAGTCATTATGCAGCGATCCCAGATGGTCCAAGGTTATAACGTACCTTTGGTGGAAAAACGATTTTTGCAATTACTCAATGTTGAAGGTGTCGAGGAAATATTCCCAATGACGCCGGAAGCTTTACAACCACCACCAAATCCAGAGGCAGAGCTGGCCGCACGTCAATTCGAAGTTGATCAAATAGTAAAACTGAACGAAATGCGTATTAGTACAGCCTTAGCGGATTCTGACATGGCAGTTAAAGAAACAACCGCTTTATTGAATATTGCTAAAGCTGAAAGCATGGGTAACAGAGATGAAATAGAAGGCTATAGAGCATTATTGGAACAAATCCGTGAACAAAGGGAGATGATAAAAGATGGAATGGAGCAAAGAGGATTACCTGGAATGGAAAACAAACCCGCAAACGAAGAAATTCCTAAAATACCTGGAGGACTTCAGTCAGCGGCTGGCACAAAACCATAATGATCTATTCGTAATGGGTAATAGATGCAGTGAAGAGGATTTCTACAGAGATTCAGAGCGAGCCAAAACTTTGGACGACATTATTAACTTAGACATTGAAGATATCGAGGGATTTTATGATGCGACCAGTATGGGGTAGATGCGTAGTAAAACCGACAGATATAACCGAAACCGATGAAACCTTGCGGCGCAGTAAAAACGCTGGATTAATCCTTCCAGAGAATAAAGAAAAGGAACGATTACAACACGGTCAAATCGAAGGCGAGTTAATCGCTGTCGGCGGGAATTGCTTTGACGATTGGAAAGGTACGATTCCCGAAAATGGAGATACGGTCATTTACGATAAATATGCCGGATTTATTAAAGAAGTGAATGGAACCGAATATCGGATTATTTCAGACACAGATATTTTAGCGATTGTTTAGGAGATAGCAATGGAATTAGAAAATATGAATGAAGAAGAGTTATTAGGTGAAGCAATGAAGCAGGGTTATAACCCAGAGTATGCCGGTGAAAATAAAAAATCACCGAAAGAATATTTGGAAGTATCCATGCGACATAATAAAGTATTGAAAGAGCGAAATGATCGCCTAGCAGAGCAAATTGATACTTTAAATGATCAAATGACGCAGTTAGTTGCGTTTCAAAATGAACAAAAACAAAAGGCAATTAATAAAGCGTTAGCAGAATTAAATGCACAAAAGAAAGAAGCTATATCCGACGGTGATCACCAACGGGTTGAAGAAATAGATGATCAAATTAATAAACAAACAGTTGCAATTAAAGCAAATGATCCTATACTGGAATTATGGCTTCAACGTAATCCGTGGTATAAAGACAATGAAGATTTAGGAATTGAAGCCGACATTATCGCCCAACAATTGAAAGCAACCGGGCGGTTCGATGGTTCAGATAAAGATTATGAACGATTATTAAATACCGTCGAAAAAAGAATAAAAAGTTCCTTTTCAGATAAATTCAAGAATCCCAAAAAAGATAATCCCGCTGAAGTAGATTCCGGTAACGTTTCATCCGGTAGACAATCATCATCCAAAAAATCATATGCAGATTTGCCTGCCGATGCTAAAGCAGCATGCGACCGTTTTGTGGCGAATAAAACAATGACACGCGACCAATATGTGGAGATGTACGAATGGGAATAAAACAAACACGACAGCAAAGAGCACGTATACCTGCCGGAATGCCTCGACAGAAATTAAAAGTCGACGGTCTTGATCCCGGTATGCGCGGCTATTGGGCTAAAGAGTCTCAGTTTAGCGAATTGCAAGATGCCGGATACACGTTTGTATCGAATTCTGATGATCTGACTATTGGAGAAGATAATTTTATCAATAAAAGCTCCATTATCTCACGTCCCGCTTCGCGAACCACTGAGGAAAAGCTTTTTTTGATGCAAATCAGCAAGGATTTCTATCAGGAAAACTGCGCTATTAAACAAGCGCAAATCAATGAAACTGAAAAATCAATGATGGAACCCCAAGCAACAGAAACCAGTTATTCATTAAAGGGTAACAGAAATACTATGGAAACGTTAGGAGCGTAATATGGCTAACACAGATTCCCCCTTCGGACTACGACCTATCCGACATCGAAACGGCGCGGCTTACAATGGCGCGGCTAATCCGTACTACATTAATTCAAGCTATGCGACGGCGTTATTTGTTGGTGATCCTGTTATTAAGGTAGCCGGTGGATCTAATGCAGCGCATGTTTCAGCCGCAGGTGTAGGCGAATTCGAAATCGGCACTCTGCCAGAGATTGAAAAAGCAACGGCGGGTGATGCTAATCGAATCACAGGTGTCATTGTTGGTTTCGCTCCACTGCCTTCGGATTTGGGTAAGCAATACAATCCTGCATCCACTGAGCGAGTCGCATTAGTGTGCGACGATCCCGATATTGTGTTTGAAATCCAAGCCGACGGCGCTATCCCAGCCGCCAGTATGGGATTGAATGGCGTATTGATCTATACCCATTCAGGTTCAACGACTTCGGGGCTTTCAGGTGCAGAACTGGATACAACTTCCGATGTTCCTGCCGCCGATGCATCAAATCAATTGTTGATTTTGCGCGGTGCAAACAAACCGGACAATGACGTGACTCTGACACATGCAAAAGTCGAAGTCATGATTAATCAACACACACAGAACCAAGGTACTGTCGGCACATTGGGAATTTAGGAGACTATTATGGTTATTGGATCAGGCAATCATCCGAAGGCGCTTTGGCCAGGTGTTTACGTATTCTGGGGCTTAGAGTATGCCCGACATAACGACCAAACGGCGGACTTGTTCGATGTTAAAACGTCGGAAAAAGCCTATGAGGAATTGGTGCAATCGACTTCCTTTGGTTTGGCTCAAGTCAAGCCTCAAGGCGGTTCCATTACGTATGACTCTCACCAACAAGGCTATGTAACCCGTGTTATTCATACAGTGTATGGCTTGGGTTATATCGTCACTGAAGAAGAGCTGGACGACAATATGTATATGGAAGTGTCACAGGGTCGCGTTTCATCCTTGGCCTTTTCCATGTTCACCACGGATCAGATTGTCGGGGCTAATGTCTACAATCGAGCCGGTAATAACGCTTATACCTTCGGTGATGGTAAAGAGTTGTTAGCAACCGATCATCCTAATACAACCGGTGGAACATTCTCTAACGAGCTGAATCCCGGCGCGGCTTTATCCGAAACCGCTTTGGAAGATTTGTTGATTCAAATCGGTTTGGCTAAGAATGATCGCGGTTTGCAGATTGCTCTACAAGGTCAATCTCTGCATGTTCCGGTTAACTTGCAATTTGAAGCAGAACGAATCCTGAAATCATCATTACAGAACGATACTGCTAATAACGCTGTTAATGCGATTCGCTCCATGGGTCTTTTGCCCGGTGGTATTAAAGCAAACAACTATTTCACAGATACCAATAACTGGTTTATACGAACCAATGTTCCTACCGGTGGCTTGTGTAAGTTTGTTCGCCGAGGTATCCGCTTTGAGAAAGACAATGATTTTGATACCGGTAATGCCAAAGCAAAAGCAACGTATCGACATTCCTACACGGTTGCCGATCCACGGTCTTTGTACGGTTCATTGCCAGCTTGAGTATTCGGCCAAGCCGACGCTAGTTCAGGAGAAATTATTATGATGTCTGTCTATCCTAATGGATTTGCTAATGGGATCAGTATTCGAGGTATGCCGGTTACTATGTCCTACCCAGGAGAAGTATTTTGGGTAGATGGCTCAAGTACTACGCCGGTAAAAGGTGCAGTTGGGGGTCAAGATGGTAATGTAGGAACGTTTCATCGACCTTTTGCGACCATCGATTATGCTGTCGGTCAGTGTACGGCTAATCGCGGTGATATCATCATGGTTAAACCGGGGCATGCTGAAACAGTCAGTGCTGCCGCTGGTTTGGCCTTGGATGTAGCCGGTATTGCTGTTATTGGTTTGGGTACAGGTTCACTCATACCTACTGTCACACTGGATACCATCGCCACTGCCGATGTCGATGTCGATGCCGCTGATATCCTGATTCACAACATTAACTTCGTCGCCGGTTTTGCCGATGTAGCAACCGCCATCGATGTGAATGCACAGAACTGTACAATCTCCAATTGTCGGTTTACTCAAAGTGCTGTCGATCTGAACTTTTTGGTTTGCATCGAAACGGCATTAACCACGCTGTCCAGTGGTTTGACTGTCGAATATTGTTATGCCTTGGCATACGATGCGGCTAATACTCACTTCATTAATGTACCTGGAACACCCAGCGGTGATGTTTATCGCAATAACACTTTAATTGGTGATTGGGGAACCATGGCTATCGGTGGCGCGGGTGTCGCAACGTACATCACTATTGTAGACAATATTATCTACAATGCGGCCAGCACAGTGGATGCCTGTATTAATCTTGCGGCAACGGCTACCGGTATTGTTATGCGTAATCTTTGTGGTGGTGCAGCCGCACAGGCTAACGGTATCACTGCAACAGCGTGTGCGATTGCTGAGAACTATTATGGTGTCATATCCGAGGATCTGAGCGCAATTCTTGATCCTATCGCAACTTAATAGGTGATGTATGGGAAGCAATGTAGTCATTCATGGAAAAGATTCCACTGAAGTACTTACTAACGATTCGGGGAAGGTTCAAACTTCCCCTATTAAAGTTACCAGTGGTGCTGCCCATGTAGAAATGCAAGCCGGTAGCGTTTGGGCTTATGGCAACTGGCCCGCTACGTGGTACCTGGAATGGGCTGGCACAGCAGGGGCGGCGGATAATGCCGTTATTTATACGTCAACTGACGTGTCAATGTATAACTATCATACATTCACCGTATCAGGAACCAACAGCGCCGATGTTGAGGTATCGCACGATGGTAGCACATGGGATGTCGCAGCGGTCGAACTGACTGATGATGTTACGACAGGCGGCGGTATTAAGGTGATCACTATTCCAACCGGGAAAACGGGGGTACTCAAAGGAAAATTTAAGTACATCCGAATCAACCAAGATGGTGCAACCGATGCTGATGCCGTCGGCGCACATTCGGTGTATTAAATGACTCAATACATACCAGGAATTATACCGTTCGGATCTGATGATGAAACGATAATAAAATCGTGCTCGTTAAAATCAGCGGCAATAGTTTCGGCAGCTTCCGGCGTGGAAATAGGATCACCGACATACGACAGCGAGTTAGGTGTTTTGGTCGGTACAGATGGCGGCATAAGATTTGATTTATCCGCGTTGGGATATTCGGCGCTAGACAATGGTGGCCAATTTTCAATTGAGGTTGAATCGGTTTGGATATCAAGCCAATCGTCAAGTGATGGCGCGGGCGGATATGATCATACAACTAACGAATATTTAATTTCGCACGGAGACGGAAACCCGCCGACCAATGCGGGGCGACATAGAATGAATTTATCAGAGCAATTTATAGCTCAGATGAAAACGACGGACGCGCAAACAGCGAACACACATACATCGTTAGGTAAGTCGCGGTTTTGTACTGTAACGATATCGTGGATCGGTAATACAATGTCGATCTATGTGGACGGCATAATTAGTCAGATAAGCACCTTCACTCAATACGCGGATATGTTTAAGTTCGTGTGGCTGGGCGATTATGCCGGCGGAAGCAATGGCTCGATATTAAATCATTACATCCGCAATTTTCATATATCGACGCGCCCCGTGATGATACCGAAGCACAGAAAATTAACACCATTAGCGTTTTTTGGTGATTCGTTTGTGTCGGTGGGCGAGCGGTATCAAGGTGGGGTTTTAGCGGCGGCAACACCATATCACGATCATACATTCGAAAATATTGTCGTGGCATATCTGCGTAATAGAGGTATTGGGTGCGAGGCATTAAATCACGGAAATAGTGGATCAAGCGTTAATGATTCATCGGGCGATGCGCTTGAAACTGGACGTGCAACGATGCTAGCAGACAGGCCGTACAGCGTTTTATTTCAAGCAGGGACTAATGACGCGAACGATGCATCAGTACACGCTAATTTTGATACAGATCTAAAAGATCACATGACCACGATTCTTGCGTCGATCCCCGGAAAAATATACGTGGGCACTGTTCCAACTTTAAAAGCAAATTCAACGTATGATAGCCAAACTTATGTTGATAATAAAAACGAAGTTAACACATTTATAAAAGCGTTACCGGCATGGTGGGATACTAATAACCCAAGTGATACTGGTCGCATTGTAGTGGTTGACATCGATGCTGCTTTCGGCGCCGAATATCCGCAAGACAACATATTTAACGGCCAGGTAAGTGGCGCGCTCGATGATCTACATCCGTCAGCTAAAGGAAATATAATAAGGGCTGAATTATTTGCGCAAAAAATATTAAGTGACTTGGAGCAATAATTGTGTCGTCCTACTACAAAAAGGGCGACTGGAACGCCGTTTGTGCTATCTGTGGCACGGAATACAAAGCCAGTGAGTTACGTTGGAACTCCCAGATACAAGACTGGGTTTGTAAATGGGATTTTGAAACTCGTCACCCTCAAGAACGATTAAGAGCGGTCAAAGAAGATCAAAGTGTCGCTTGGACACGTCCAGAGCCTACCGATGTCTACGCGCAAGATACCTACGTCGAAGTTGATTTGACGAATCCTGTAGAACCTTTTTACGCAATATTTGGATATCTATTACCGTGACTATTACTACGCGATCAACAAAAGGCAGTGCCTTGACTCATGCGGAAATGGACGCCAATTTCACAGGCTTACAGCCGAGAAATACTGTGGGTTCCGATGTTGGTGATGCGGACGTTACTTTGACGGTAGGCAGTTCTGCTCCTATCCAACAATACGCAACCACTTTGACTGTAAATAGGACAGTTACATTATCCACAACCGGCGCAGTGGATGGGGATTCATTCCGAGTGGTTCGTACCGGATTGGGCGCGTTTACTTTGGATGTGGGTGGTTTAAAAACCATTGCCAGTGCAACAGCGGCGTTTGTCGATGTAAGTTACGACGGATCGGCTTGGGTATTAACTGGATACGGAGCATTGTGATATGGCAACATCTGGATCAGTCGATTTTAATCAAACAGCCACACAAATAATTGCTTCGGCCTTTGAATTGGCGCGGGTAAAAGATCCTATCGAACCGCTAACCAATGATCAAACAATCAGAGGGATGGCCAGTTTTAATAAGATCATTAAATACCTTCAAAAGAACGGTATGCCTTTGTGGGCGATCAAAAGAGACAGCATTACTTTAGTACAAAGCACTCAATCATACACGTGTGGCGCGGCTGGAACAGGCATAGGCGAACGACCTTTAAGGATTCTGGAAGCCTTTTACCGTGATGGTTCCAATGATACCCAGGTCGAAATAATTGCCAGAACCGATTACGATAAGTTGGGTGATAAGTCAGCCGAAGGCATTCCGACTCAAATATATTACGATCCACAATTAACCAGTGGCGTTTTATACGTTTACAATCCAGCCGATGCCAATGCAGCCGGTAATACCTTACATTTAATCTACCATCGACCGTTTGAAGATATCGATAGTGTGTCCAATGATGTGGATTTCCCTACCGAATGGTATATGGCTCTCGAATACACACTGGCTGTTGATATCGCATTGAGGTCCGGTATTCGATCTTCACGTATCGGTATGTTAGAAACGAAGGCTAAAGAATATCTTTATGAAGTCATGTGGTTTGATACTGAAAACGTATCGACACAATTTCAACCGGATTTCCAATGAGAATCCCGGTTCCCTTCGGATTACATGCCTTTCAGGACAGAACCTTACCGGTTAACGCACAGAAATTAATTAATCTATTCCCAGAAGCGCAACCGAAAGATTCTAAAAACCAACTTCTATTAGTTAACACGCCTGGAACGCCATTATATCAGACGGTGGGTTCTGGTCCGATCCATGGCATGAAAGTGCTGAATGACATTTTATATGTCGTATCCGGTGAAGAGTTGTATAGCGTCACTCCATTGGGTTCTACTCTCTTAGGCACGATAACCGGCAATAAACGGGTTCATATAGCGCACAATAGCGTAGAGATATGCATTGTTAACGGCTCCAAGGGTTATTTGTACGACACAACCAACGGTGTTAGAGAAATAACCAATGCAGCTTTTTACGCGACCAATCGAGCGGTTTACTTAGAACGACGGTTTTTATTTCCACGAACCGGTACACGGCAATTTTTCGCCTCGAATGCGTTTGACGGTTATAACTACGATGCCTTGTATTTTGATCAGTTATTAATTGATCCTGAAAATGTCGTGTCAATGTTAGCGGATCATGGCGAATTATGGGTATTCGGTAAATATGGAACAGAAGTATGGGTTTATAACCATAATGAAGCCAGTTTTCCCTATTCCCGATTGGATGGTTCTTTTGTAGAAAAAGGATGCGGTGCGGCACAAACGCCAGCTAAAAACGATAATAGTTTTTTTTGGTTGGGAAATGATTTAATCATCTACCGCGCAGACGGTTATAAACCGCTACGGATATCCACACACGCCATTGAGCAAAAGATTAGGTCATACGATAACATATCGGAAGCCTTCGGTTACTGTTTCAGTGAAGGGGGTCATCAGTTCTATGAAATAACCTTTCCAGAATATGACACATGGCGGTATGACGCTTCAACAGGTCTTTGGCACCAAGCACAACACGGAACGTCTGGACGCTATCACGCTAATTGTCATGAATTCTACGACAATCGAAATATAATCGGCGATTACCGTAACGGCAATATCTATGAATTGGATATGAATGTCTACACGGATAATGGCGATACGATTTACAGAACAGCCTCTACTCCAC